AAGTCAAATGACACGGTGGTGCGATTATCGTTACCATCAACTAAACCTGTTGCATATTTACGTATCGCATCCTCATATGCAGGACGGACGGCATCATCTACATTACCTGTGTCACCATCCATCGTTAACTTTACAATTCGTTCAATAGATGCTTCTCTATCTGCGCCAGCACCTTCTTGATTGTAAATGTTCCGAACTGTTTTTAAAGATGAATTAAGAGCAGTTATATTACGTTGTACAACAACGTCTTTAGCTTCAAGGATTCCTGCTCTTTCTGCTGTATCCAATGCACGTTCTTCTACCATCGAACCAGTTTTACGTGGTTGAGATGTGGCATTCATAGTGCCAGCAGCACGAGGTGGTGGCGGTGCCTCCATGCCAGATGTTTGCTGTATAAAGAATCCAAGAGCGTTTGCTTGACCTCGGCCCATCTTTGTTACGACATCAAGCAATTGATTCTTTGTAATACCATCTGTTTTTAATCGATCAATAGTTGCGTCGTTGTAGTCCAGCAACACGTATTTTGCAAAAGATGCAGCGGTTTGATCGTTTAATTTAAGTCCACTGTTTACTTCCTGATGCAGTTGATTGAAAGACTTCATGATGTAATCAGCACTAAGTCCATATCTACCACTGGATGTGCCTATACTAGCTGCATTATCTATATTAGTTTTTTCAACAACAGACCCTACGGCAACACGAATTGTTTTTGTATTTCCATCTTCATTTAGAATTGGCACGTATTCATAGGAAACCTTTCCATCAACACGTTTCTCAACTCTACGATACTGATTTACATTTACAGAACCATCTTTGTTTACTTCGTAATCTTTTACTAAATTTCTTGCTGCTTGATCTGTAATGATGTTGCCGTTTTGATCTACCGGCGCCATTTTTACAACATCACGTTTACCTTCAAGGTTTAAACCAGTAAACATCCTGCGGACATCTACACCAGTTTCACCTTGTCCGTAAGCATCAATTAAAGCAAGTGTTTGATTCAGACGTTGTTTTCCAGATACAGGTCGTGGAGCAGTTAAGTCTGGAGATCCATCTGCTTTAATTTTAAATCCAGCAGTAACACCACTTTGCCCTAACTTATCTCGCATGTCATCAGCAGTATCAATTAATTCCGTTAATGACTGCTTTGCTAAATTTAAGCTTTGATATTGGTCAACAGATATCTGCTCTGGCAATCCACGTTTATTATTGCCACCAACCTTTACGTAAACGTCGCCTTGTCGTTCATATGATGCAAGATTTGTCGAAATGTCGTCACGCGTTGTTTTTGCGTAGTCATACATTTCTTGATGTTGCTTATCAATAAATGGAACACCAGATTCGTCTTCTGGTAATCGCATTAATGTGCGGATGTCATCAATAATATCTTGTTGGGATTTACCATCACCTTGCAAAGCACGTCTTGAACCAACACGTAAATCTGCGTACTCGTCCATTTCAACTGCAATATTTTTGGTGTCTGATATACCTAACTCAAAATTCCCAATAAGTTTTTTATCGCCAGTTGCACCACGCTCAGCTTTAATCTGCTCCAACGTTGCTTCTGGATTATTTGATCTGTTTAATCGCTCTTGTAATACACGCAACTCCATGCGCTCACGAGCACTGAAAGGTTTTCCAGTTCGCGAAACAACAGTTAACTGCTTGTTTCCATGAGCATTTAAACCAAAGTTTGTAGATTTACCACCAGTTAAATCTGGTCCAGTAGCCAGTACTTCATCTGTTGCACGACGAGGCGCAGCAAATGTAAATAGGCTCTCGTCTACACCTTGCTCACCAAGTAATGCACCAATAAGTTGCGTACCCGTTAAGCCAGATTTTGGTTTATCTGCGCCACGAATCAACATCTTGCGTTCTTCACCAACAAGAAAATCTCGTTGCGCACTACGCAATGCACTGCCAGCACCTGTAGTTACATCAATATCGCGACCACTTGTGTAACCTTCAACGCCATCAACATCAAACATTAACCGCAAGGCTTCTGTAGTATAGAAGTCAGCTACTTTTTCAGCAGCTTCACGACGTTTACCACTTGCCTTTAATGTTTTTGCTTCAGCAACAGCTGCTGCGTATTCGGTTTCTCGTCCGGCATAATTAGGTTTAGTAACTTGTTCTAATACGGATCGTAAATTAAACTGACCACCAAATCGTCTAGCAAATACGTTCGACTGTTGTGTTGCCTCAGCAAACGAAAAAGCCTGAGTTAATGGCTTACCATAAAATTGTGGTTGTACTTGCGTATAAATAGCTGATGCTAACCGATCACGTAATGGATGTGATTCAGCCCAAGCCAAACCTGACTTGTTACCTTCATCTTCAATAAACAAAGGACCAAGCGTGTCGCGAGATAGATCTGATGCTGCAAGTGCAGCTGGTTGTTGCGATACGTTTCTACTTTGAAAAACTGCCATTGCAGTATCTTGAATAGATTTTTTAATACCAGTGTAGACAGTATCAAATCGAACGCCCTGACGTCTTTGCTGTGCTTCTTTACCTTCACCAAATTTAGCACCAAAGATATCGTCGCGCTCCATTGCTTGGGCAAGAGCTGGACTTACGCTTAGTGCGCCAGTACTTGTTGTGTCTGTGCGCCCTGCCATTTGCAATAGGTCAACCGCCTCAGTAAATGCATCTTTACTAATACGTTGTGACCCAGTCTTTGCATCATCAAAATATGCTGCTACACCAAGAAGTCCATTTTTAGCTAAGTTAATTTGATTTTGTGTTGCATTTGGATTATCAACAACACCCATATAAACTTCCATAGCTTTATACATTGGGTTAGTTGGATCCGTTTGAGGCTGATTCATAATAGTTTGCACAGCCTTTTTTAGTGAAACCTGTGACTGCAAACTATTCTTTAACTGCGATACTGCAGTTAGTGTTGGCATCTCTCTACCAGTGAATGAACCCATTAAATCAACTGGGTCCAATGTAATTTCCCTTGCAGTTGGACCACCTGCTGGAGGAGCTGGTGCACGGGTTTCCATTGGGCTACCCATTACTTCTGGTAATGAAGCAGTAGTTCCCGGTATAGCATTTCGTAAAAACGCATCAAATGCACCAGTAGATTGTTTACGTGGTTTCTGAGTCTCTGCTGCAAATGGTGCACCAAAGAAATCGCTTGCTGATTTTAAATTTCCATCAGCATCTCGTTCTTGGCCACCTGCTGTAGGTACATTTGGTCGCACACCGGGGCCTGTCCATTCACCCTCGGATTGTGGTGCTTGAGGAAGTACAGTTTCAGGTCGATATCCAGCAATACGTTTTTGCGCCTCATCAAGCATCATTGACTGTTGAGGAGTTCTAGTTGCTGCTTGCGTAACTCCCTTGATACCACCGGGCGATTTACTACGGATTTGCTCTAGGAATGTACCTGCAATATCACCAGGAGCACTTCCTTCACCAGTAATATCACTGGCAGCTAATGAACCCACTGGTCGTGGTTGACCTTCAACTTCGGCTACGTTAACTTCAGGCTGATCAGGTTTCAATCCCATAGCTTGCCTAAATGCATCTGGTGTTCGCACTTCTGCATTAGGTGCTTCTGGTCTAATATCTGCAGGTGCTGATGCTTCTTTAACACCACTTGCTGGTTTTGCTGCTGCAGTTTTTTTAGCAGGAAGACTTGGTTTTGCTCCACGTAATTGACGTGACGAGCTTACGTTCTTTTTGTCTTCCTCTTCCGCCATCATGTTGTATAAAGTTGAAGCCATAATTACCTACTCAATATTTACAACCACAGTTTGCTTTACCGCACTTTGGGCACTTGCGACCTTTACCGTATTCGGCTTTTTCATGTTTTGCCATCATTTTAGGTGACATACCCTTTTTGCTATATTCTTGCGTTTCGGCTTTAGCCATAGACTTACTCATTCCTGAGTGTCCACCAATTTTCATGCCCATCATCTGGCCCATTGTTTTTCTCATTTACAGTTCCACGCTCTCAATGATTTATTAATCCTGCTATTAGGATCATTAGCTGTCTTAGAAGAAGTATTCTTAGCCTTCATGCCAGACATACGAGCACAAAAAGAGGCACGACGTCCTGCGTCTGCCTTTGTTTTTGGATTAGGTGCCGGTGGTTTTAAATTAGCTCCAGTCGTACGTTTAAAATGCGCACGTCCAGCTGCGTTTAATCCGCCAGATGGATTTTGATATTTCTTTACAACGCCCATATGTACACCTCAGCACATTATACATAAAAAAAGTCCGCGTATAGCGGACCTTTATGTCAGTCATCGGCAAATGGATCATCTATATCATCAACTTGAAGCTTACCAGCCGGTTGAGGATTTGGTGTATTCCCACTTAATCGATTTTCAATCTCTTCTTTTTTACTATCTAGCAATTGCCAGTTATCAATTATGATTTTAACTGATTGTTGTTTTGCGCCTTCCTTATTTACATACTGTTCTAGTTGTATTTTGCCTACAACTCCAAGCAAACGTCCTTTTCGTGCGTACTCTGCAAGTGCATCGCCACCCTGACCAAATGCCACACACGTAAAAAAGTCTGTTTCCTTTTCACGACCCTTACGATCTACTGCAAGACGCACATTACAAATTGATTTCCCGTTAGGCGTTGTTTTTGACTCTGGGTCAGCAACCAAACGTCCAACAATCGTACACTGATTAATCATTCTTTTCTCCCAAATGGTATTTTTCAAACGCTTTTGTAGTGTTAGGAAGTACTTCACACAGCACATTCCAGCAATCGGTAGCAATTTCACGATGCTCTTGTTGTGTATGGCTATCCATTCGTACACGGCAGTAGTGAAGCCAGTCCCTAACTGTACCTTTCATGTACATTCGCGTACCAACACACAAAGGCAGCACCATTCTTGCAGATTCCAAAGCAACCCCAGACTTTACGAGATCATCATATGCTCTGATTGCAACCAATATTGGTGCAAGAGCCTTGTTATCCATCTCAAATTGCGTCTCTTGATCTTCAAAAAGCAAACTACTCTGGCGATTAGTGCTACCTTTTCGTCGCATTGTTGGCAGATCTAGCTCAATCTTACTTGGATTTGCGTAACGTTGACTAAATTCTTGGAAATGAAAACTTCTGTGACGCAAAATTTGTGCAGCAATTGCCCTAGATGTATAGATTTCCATGACTACGTCGGCCATTTGGAATACAGACCAGTGCTCTTTGCGCATACAGTAGTTAAGTAACTTAACGTAATCTGGGTTGTCTTCGTTATCTGATGATACACGAGCAAGATGAATCATAAATTCTTCTGCATCTGGTTGTATATACTTAAGTGTGGCTGCCATCTTTCCTCCATACCCCAAACGGGACTCGAACCCGTACACCTTGCGGTAACAGATTTTAAGTCTGTCGTGTCTGCCATTCCACCACCGGGGCTAATGAAGTATTGTATCACAATGTAATACATGGTATATTACTAATGAAACGCGATGAAATCTTAAAAGTCCGCCCATCATGCCACTATAGCGACAGTTAGGACGAGCGAATCTAAGACCCCTTTACAGAGGGGTCTTTTTTATTCCCATTAAATTTTTTATACGTGGTCTTTTTGCTGTTTCGTATTTTTGTGTATCTCTATCCATAATTTCATGCAATTTATATTCGGCATCATTTGCTGCTTTTTTATTTGGATACATAGCATACAGTCCAGTTTTTTTTGCATGACTGACAATGTCATCTATGTTTTCATTTACTTTGCCATTGAAATAAGTTGGCGCGTACATTACACCTTCATCAAAATCAATTCGTGTGCCACGAAATGTAGTTGTTTTGTTACCCTCTTTAAGACCACCTTTAGCTAAGTTTGATCTATGGTAGTTAATGAGTTTACGCTCATCTGCTCGCAGCGGATCTTTCATCTATACCTCGCTGCCTTTTGTGCAACTTTACGTGGTTGCGCTACAAATTGTTTACCAGCCCTATTACCAGCAGCTTTAGCGCGATTAGTGGCTGCTTTTTCTCCTGCTGATAATGCGCCCCATGCCTTATCTGGTAGGTATCGTTTGGTTCCTTTACTAGGAGTCCCATCACTAGTGCGCCATTTTTGATCTGTCCATTTAGATAAACTGTTATCACTTGACTTAGGTCCAACGTAACCACCACCAGATTTTTTGTACATCTGTGTAGCTAGTTGCGCTTTACGTGCAGACCACTCTCCGGGATCTCCGCCTTTTGTACCAGCCTTTACCCTAGATACAATTGACTTCCATTTACCCGGATCACTCTTTGTTGCGCTCGCCATCTTCAATCTCCTTATGACGCACTATCTCAACACCGTCTAATTGTGACAGTCTCCACATGCCATAATGTCTAGCAATGTTTTCTCGTGTCAACTCATCTCCTGTGATGCCTTGACTATCACACCACTTGCGAAATTGCCTATAACTCATGATGTCATGTGCTTTTCCGTACACCCACATGAATGCACTAGCTGCAGCCACTCCGTATAAAAATGATTCAATTGACAACTGCTATAGCCTCTATCTTTACTTTACCGACCCATGCTTTTGGTTTATTTCCGCCCTTATACCACACAGCATGTCCATCACGAATTAACTGCTCATTGAGTGTGCAAGGTGATTTATCTGTGCGTACGCGCACTAATCTGCGTCCATATTTATCTGCTTTGACTTCTACTTCAATAAAGAATTTTTCAAGCCTAGCTGCTGCATCATCAAACCAAAACTTTGCTTCTAGGATACATTTCTTTCCTTCTGGCGTTGTTTTCTCCGGCGTATCAATTCCGTGGAGCCTACAGTGCTGATCCACCAACCAGATACCAAAACCAAGGTCTATATCACAAACAAAAGTATCGCCATCAATGACGCGTTTGTATTTAATTCCATACTCGTACATTATTTGCTCTTTTTAATTCCAAGAAGACGTCCGTAATTTGTCTTTTTATTCCAATCGTTTACCATTGCCATTTCTTGTGATGGTTTCATACCAGCCCCTTTTTGCGCTGCAGCAACTGCACCTATAGTTAATGCACCTTTTGCTAGTGGACTTGCTAAAACACTAGCTCCTAATGCGCTCTTCGTTGCTGTTTCAATAGGAGCTGGTGTACCTGATGGTTTAGGTGTTGCTTTAGATTGCACTTGTGCTGGGGTTGATGGGCGATTAGTAACTGGTTTTCGCCCTTGATTTTTAGCTAAGTCTTGTTCAAGCTTGTTAGCCTCATCAAACACTGCCTTGCGTGATTCAGCAGTTGATTTCATTTGTTGATCTAATGTGTTTTTAGGATCCATTAATTGTTGTGCGCGTTGCAAATGTACATCGCCAGCCCTACTTAACTTTTGGCCTTCTTTAAATAACTGGCTGTACTTACCTTTTTCACTTGGTGGTAGTTTCAGCATATTAGTTGCTTGATTATTACGCACTAGTCCTTTTTGCAACGTGTCCGAGTCTACACCTAGTTGTACTTTGCGCAGTGGATTAACTTTATCTAAAGCAGCTTCTGATGCACGTAACTTAGCTATATCTTTTTGTTTGTACAAATCTGGCATTTTTTTTTCCAGACTAGCTTGTTTTACTTTATCTACCGCCTGTGTAACTGCAGCTTTAGTTCGTCTATTAGCACCATCTGTTAGGAATTTACTTTGTCCCGGTTTTGCATCACCAGTACGCTGATTAATTCTAGCCGGTGGACTTGTAATTGGTTGCCCTGACTTAATGTCTTGCTGTTTCTTCTTAGGTGTTTGTGGCATGTCGGTTCTCCTGTGGCATTATAGCAAAAAAATAGACCAGCGCTGGGAGTACGCTGGTCTATACGGGATAGTCAATCCGGGTTTTCTGGAGGCTTTCATAAAAGACTCACCTGACTAAGGTGGTAATAAAATAATACCACCACACGGGAGAAAGAGTAAGGACCGTGTGGTGGTATTTCCCGGTGCGTTTGCATGCATGGGGAATCGGTTATTTAATTTTAAGATTCTTGCTCATAGTAGAACGTGGAGATCCACCTTTAAATGTACCATTTGATGTTGAACGTTTAGCAGAAGCGGCTTGAGTTTTACGTGTTCCTGCTGCCATGGCTTTTTGAATAGTAGCTGGTGATTTTGCACGTGATGCTGCCGAGCGTTCTTCGGCTTGCAACTTAGCTTCCTGCATATCTTGCTGTTGATATATAGGTGCTAATCGTTTATTGTCTTTTTCAATTTGGTATTGATCACGTGCTTTATTAGTGCCTCGCCTCATTTCGTCTTGTAATGCTGCCGTTTTTAATTGACCACTTTTCATTGGGGCATTATTTTTTGAAGCAGCTGTTGCTCTAGCCATGGCGTATTGGCGAGCTGCCGGATTAGCTTTGTAATACTTACTAGCTCGTTCTCGGTCTAATTGAGCTTGTTCACCAAAAATTTGTGAATTACTTTTACCAGACATAAGATCACTAAGATCATCACTGTTAACTGCTTGCTTAAAAGTCATTTGCTTACCGCCTTTTGTCATTGGGACGTCAGCAAATAATCGTGGCCCGCGAAGAGGTTTTTCTTGTGGCATATGAGTGCCTCCTAAATCATGGTTAGTACATTATACTCCTACTGTTGGGATCGAACCAACGACCGTCCGGTTAACAGCCGGATGCTCTACCGCTGAGCTAAGTAGGAAAACAAACTATTCTATTGCTCCTTTGAGCCAGTTCCTAACCCTGTCCGGATAGGATTCGTCAGATACTCCTGTATCGCTTGTCTGACTAGCCAACTGCGGTTCCTTGACCCTGCATATTGATCGATACTCTTCAACGTTTCCGGTTCCAACCGTAGTACCAACATGCTTGGGTAATTCTTGGGTCTTATTCTTTTGTGCTTGATCGTACTCATAGCAGTCTGCTACCAATCCCTTCACTTTGTCTGCAACTTCCGTCTGTCCGGTAACTGCATAGGCAAGAAACCAAATAGCCTTGCACACGTCCTCGTCATACTTGGAACCGTTTTTCTTACCAGCTCTAGCAATGTATGCCAGCGCAGTAAAAAGATACCTGTCAAGGTTCCAAGCGTCAGCTGCATGAACAGGTTGCAGATCACTCTTGTTGTAGTAAGCCATGTTATACACCCGTAGATCCAAACCCACCGGAACCACGCTCAGTCTCAAACAGTGAACCAGACTCTATAACTACCGGCTCACACATGCACACAGGCGCAATAACTAGCTGCGCAATACGCATACCGGGCACTAGTGTAAAGGTATCAGTGTTCATATTCCTAAGTATTACCTTTACTTCACCAGTGTAATCAGCATCAATAGTACCGGGGCTGTTTAATACCACAATTCCGTGCTTATAAGCCATTCCGCTACGAGTACGCACCTGCGCCTCAAAACCCTCGTGTAGCTTGATTTTCATGCCCGTAGGCACAAGCAATGTCTGGTTAGGGCGAATTGGCATAGTCTTATCACCGATGTACTGAATGTCTATTCCAGCCGCTTGTTTTGTAGCGCGATGTGGATCGAATAGATACTCACTAGTGCTACTACCGCAATAAATAATTTCAAGGCGATCCACTACTCCGCGACCTCAGTACCAATAGTCGCCACAACGCTATCTAGCGCCATCATCAAGAAGTCAATCACAAAACGGGCTGGGAGCTTAACACCATCAGCACGCAAATTAGCACAATACTGAGCAGCCTCAACAAGAGATAAACCAGTCTGGTATTCAGGGACGTTATCATTATCCTTCCGCTTCACCGTTACTGAGTACCCGTGCTTGGCACTCTGCTGCACCGTCACTTCACTGTCATTACCCTGCGTCAATAAGAACATAGCACACCTCAATATATGTATAACATATGGTACCACAATTGTATGGGACCCATTTTTCTACGCGGGTAAATGAGTTTCTCCGATGGGAGAAATATATAATAGAGCTGAGAGAAAAGATCCGTCGGAGTCACATACTAAGCGACTGACGGAGGGTAGGGGGTCTTGGGTGGGTACGGCTACCGCCACCCCAGCCTCCTGCAAACTAAGCAAGAAGTTTACGTCAGTGCCTTATGTGTGTAGCCAGCGCGGTGTGCGCTCGCTACGCTAGCGGGGCAAGTGAATAGAACAGTTCACTTGCCCCGTTTTACTTTGTTTTACTGTTCACTGTTTACGATGAAGGACTAGAGTTTATGTCTGTTTATATTCAAGGTTTAGAGTTTATGTCGGTTGCATCGATGGATGCGCCTATACATGATGGTATTGAATACAATTTTGCGCCCGTTGCACTGCCAAACAAAGTCCGTGTGGCATTGAAGGTCAATGATTCTAGTATGTCATTCTTGCAACGCAAGGGTGGTGTATCGCATGAAACCATTGACGCCTATCGTGCTAAGAATCTGGCGGTACTGAAGGCGTTTGCCACGGAATACTACACGCTAGAATCTAGCGATAAGTACGAATTCCTTGCCCTTGCTGTTGTGATGTTCGGTTCGCCTATCGTTATCACGAAGGCTACGGACGAGAAACGAGAGACGGAGACGATGCATCGCACCATCGCTCGGTTGGCACATGGCACTATCGAGAGGTAGTGCCCTCCTTCCACCCGGTACACAATGCCGGGTGGAAGATTTTTTTATATATATAAACTTACTCGTGGCGATGTATTGACTTACTCGTGGCGATACATGGAAGGAAACGTTATGAAGTCACCTATTATCAAGTTGGGCACTACATACATCTACAAGGATGATGTAGTTGCATTGTTTGCAGTACTCGTGTTGTTCTTTGTTGGTGCGCTTATGGTGCGTATCGGTAATGACATGGACGCAGAGGTTGAGCGTCAGCGAGTTATCGAGATGGGCGAGATTGCCCATGATGAAGCGGTAAACCGTGAGGTAACCCGCAAGTAACAAGAGGGCGCAAGCCCTCTATTTTTTTATAGGAGTTTAGTATGAAGACAGATATCGAGATTATGTTTAGCACCGATGGTCACATATGTGACTGTGGCCAGAAGACAATAACTGGTCACGTCAAGACCATGCTGGTGGATACGCTTTACAAGCGTACCTACTTCCACTCTATCGTTGAGGGCAAGCCATACAAAGACCAGTATGAAACGTCGGACGCTCGCACATACTTCCAGTGCGCACTTGTGTGTGCTGTGAAGCGTGAGTACCGAGAGGCACTCGAATGGTACACAGTTGGTAGTCGTTTCTTCACTGATACGGCTGTGCTGTTCAGTAATAGTCACGACGTGCAGTGCGACTACAACCACTACACAGAGTGTTATGACATTCAAGTCAATGCGTGGATTAACACACTGTACGGTAGCAAGCAGGAGCTAATTAAGATTGGTGACCTGCCAGTGTTTGACCCACATCATTCGGATATGACTGGGCACGATGTTATTGATCGTGTCAACGTGCTGAAAGAAGAGTGGTTTGCACTCATCAAGAAGCACAAGGACCAAGAGGCTGCGAACAAAGCAGCACTTGCTGAGTTTAGCAAGGGATTAGAGTACACAAAGGAGTAACAATGTATCTACCACCAACCAGCGAAGAGAAGCGTTGGAACAACGTATTCGTTGTCATCAACGCAGCTCTTATTACGATGATTGCTATTGCGGTATTCGTCAAGTAACTGAGAGGGCGCAAGCCCTCTCTTTTTTATGGGAGTTTATTATGAGAGCGTTTGCTTTTGAAAAACTGCACGTCTTACATAGACGATTGCAACTGTCCGGCTGTGTGCATATACCACAGGCTGAGACAACTAAGGTAATTCAACTCACCGATCAACAATTGAACGACGCACTGCGTCAACACGAACATGAAGTACGGCCAGTGCTTCAGTTAGATGCGACCAGCACACGCTGGGAGTACAGCTTCAATACCAATGGAGCAACTGTCTATGTATGGACAGAAAACAAACGTGCTGTTGAGCACTATCTAGGAGTTATCTAATGTATTTGGGTGTGATCAAACATCCGATTAAAGGTCGGATGCGTAAAATCAAAGTCAACCATGTTGGCACACGCACATTCATTCTTGAATGGAATGGTGGACGTGTTGAAGCCGAATGGATTGGTGGCACGTTCGACGAGTTCATTGAACTCACGCTGAGATATTTAGGAGTTAACCAATGAAGTATCGCCCACCCACAAAAGAAGAAAAACGCGACAACATTACAGCCATTATCATCAATGGCATTCTCATCGTAATGTTTATTGCTGCAGTGATATCAGGATTATAAGGAGAATATTATGGATTGGGATTTGAACCAACTAGGCGAAGTCAAAAAGACAAGCGGTATCAAACGATACCTGTTTGCATTGCGACATGATCACAATACATATGTTGTGCATCGAGATGATGATGGTAAAGGTGACTACATGTTGCTGTTTGAATCAGTAATCGATGCAGCTAAAGTACTTGACGAATATCGTGAAGCAACAAAGTGCGATGCACTGGTTTGCACATTTGATGCTCACGATCTTGATCTTGACTTCAATGTCCGTCTCTATAGAATCGACGGGACATGGGCTGATTACTCACGTAATAGGTACATGAGGATGCTTAAATTACGAGAGCGATTCGAGCAAGCAGAGTCCTCAATAGACTAACGTAGGGGAGGGGTTAAATTTTATACCCCTCCAATTTTTACAGGGGGGAGGGGTCAGATATTACCCCCCTCATTATATTGAATAACAATCAATGTAATACTTATAATACACATGACCCCAAGGAGTTAGTTATGGGAAGAATGACATGGTCACAAGCGTCAATCAATGCATTGACACCAGCGCAACAGCACAGCCTCGTGAAGGCTGGCATCCTCACAATCGAAAACACACAGGCAGAAGAAGAACTGTGGCAAGTATGCATGATCATGCTTGATCGTAGTTACCTCGCTGAGTTACTCGGCTATCACATCACCACGTTCAACACATACATGACCGATGAGTATCGTCTTGTACGCATGAAAGAAAAGCTGTTTACAATTCTTGGCAATGACATTCGTCAGCGTGATATCGCTGTTGTGCACAGTATCTATAAGAAACTACAACGGATTGTAGACGCAAAACAGGAGGCACAAGACAATGTCGTTTAATGTAGGT